AGAAAAAAGTCTTTCCAGTAGAAGACTCTCCAGCAATAGCAGTAATCTTATTCCCAGATACACCACCAAATATACTACCTGAAACCAGTGCATTAAAAATGTATGAACCCGTATCAACATAAGTTTCCGTTTCTTCAATATCAGATGCTAACTTAGTAAAGTCATCACCAATTTCTTTTACAATATCTTTTAAAAAGTCCATATCAACCAATGTCAATTTTCCAATTTTTTACGTCAGTATCATCCTGTCTAGTGATGGTAAGAGAAGTTCCATCATCAAAAGCATCCAATACACCTGCAGAATGTCCCTCATAAAGAGAATATTCTTGGTAATAATCATCATCACTTCTTTGAATAGAAAACCAAGGACATCCAACCGTTGGATTAGTCACACAAATAAGAAGCGCCTTTCCAATATTATCTCCATTATTCGCAACTCTTTGAATACGGACATAAACATCCATATCATTTATCCAGTTGCTAATACCATCAACAATATCAGCAACAACATCCATACTAATTCCACCAACAGTAGTAGAACCAGAAACCTCTGGATATGGACTCATAATATTGGTGTTCTTATCAATATAAACAGTTGTCTTTGCTTCGGGCGAAGGTGTTGCCATCTTAATTTGATAGAAGACCTCATCTCCCCAACCATCACTATTCCTGACCATTACGTCAGTATCTTTCCGCATCCAAGCGGTGTATTTATTAAATAGCGAAATTAGTTTTTTCATTTTTCTTCACCTCAGATAAATTGTTCATTTTATAGGACCAAAGTTTTGCATAAAGTTGGTGATTTTTAGATTTTAAAACTTCAACAATAATATCAAACTCTTTTTCATTAATTGGTATTTCCATTAAAAAAAGAAAGACTCTAAACTTGATTTCTTTTCTACATTCCACCCAATTGTATCAAGAATAATCTTGAGTGGTTCTAGAAATGCTTTTTCAAATTGTAATTCATAGTCTATGTATTTGTCAAGATTGAGTTCTCTTGGAAAATCTTGAATAAACGAAATTACGTTTTCATGAATAATATTTGGTTTTTTTAGGTAAATGAATTTAATCTTCTCACCATTTTGAATTAGAGAATATTTACCATTAAGTTTATTTTGTTTTATATAATGATTAAAAAGAAGTGCTCCACGAACGTGAATAGGAGTTCCTTTGATATAAACATCTGACGAAGATGTATATTTTTGAACATCAGATGCAGATCGAGGGAATGAAATTTGTTCTGGTGGTAGTTTTTTAAACTTATCACGACATTCTTCAATAAACTTAATCATATTCTCTTCACTTCCACCCATCATGATGTTGAAAGATTCTTTCAACATTTTACGACAAGGTGCGGGAGTAGAAGATTTGATTGCTTCAATGCCTTTAATCTTCAGTTTTGGTTCTTCATAACGAACACCTTCACTATCCCAAACACTAAGAATATATCTCTTCTTTGCAGTCCAGATTCCGCGTTCAGCAATACACTCACGCTTCATAAACATCTTCTGATCATATGCATTCACATAGTCAGCCAATTCTTGGTAAGAACTTTCAATATACTTCTCAAATTCCACATCACAGACCTTATCAAGGAAAGAAACAATGCTTTTAGTAGTTTTCTCTCTGCCCTTGAATACACTTTCGACCAGAGGACCCATATTGATATACAAAGAGTCGGTATCAGAAGCAATAACATAATCAACGTCTTCACTTTTGAGTATTTTATTTAAATAAGAATTTACCTTATTCATAATCCACTGAATTGATACTTGTCCCGAAAAAGTAATTGCTTCAGCATTCGATAATTTATAGTAACGAAAATACTGATTACCAATAGCACCATAGGCAGAGTTGAGTTGAATCTTTCTTGCCATCTGAATGTTATTGCATCGGGCAATCTCTTTAATCAATTGCTTGTTCTTTGTTTTTTCATATTCTTGTTCAGCAGCAAGCATCTTCTTTTTAAAGATTACACGTTCATTGTAAATCTTTTCCATCAATTCTGGAAGAAAACCACGAACATCTTTACGATACATTGCACCATTTGCACAAATTGCATAATCTTTATACATCTCAAAAGTAAGTTCTTGATTAAGAATCTTATCTACATTGACTGTGGGATGTTTCTCTTCAACCAAAGTTTCCGGAGAAATATTGTATTGCATAATCAGGTGAGGGTATAGTGAATTCAAGTCAAAACTCACAACCCAATCGTAAAGTCCAGGAATTGGTTCTTTTACATAGGCACCCGCATACTTTTCATCTTTACGTTCCTTATTTCGTGGAGGAATTACAATGTCTCTCTTTTTGAGATAAGTGTAAATGATATTATCCCACATACGAACCTGATAAAACACATCGGCATAATTTACCTTTGCATCATATGCCATTGTAAGAGCAAGTTCAATGAGTTTCATCTTGTCTTCCAAACGATCGACAAGTTCCACGTCAATGATGTTATATTCAATAAACTTTTGCCATCCTTTAGTGTAGAAGTCTTTAAATGTATCGAATTCGGAGTGGTCCAGTTTTTTCTGTCCCAGTTCAACTTCAGCAATATAATCCAGACGATAAGATTCCTGAACCTTATAAGTAAATTTTTTATAAAGATCCAAGTAATCAAGTTGAGTCAAACCACCCACATCAAATGTCGTATGCTTGCGTCCATTAATAAAGATTTCTCCTTCAGTTACAAGTCCCCAGTTGGAAAAACGCTTCATTAGTTTCTCACCAAGAACACGATTCAAACGCTTACAAATGTAAGGAACGTCATACAACTGAATGTTCCATCCAGTAATCACATCAGGCACATCAACCATCCAATAGTTGATGAAATGATTAAGAAGTTCATACTCAGAAGGACAATGGTAATAAGTTACATCCTTACGGGTATTATTGAATGGTTTAACTCCCCAGGTTGTAATCTTCTTAGTAGTATAATCCTGAATACTAATAGATAGGATTTCTTCTGAAGCAGACTCAACATCTGGGAATCCACCTTCAGAGGCAACCTCAATATCCAGAGTTACAAGTTTAATTTTGCTGATATCAAATTTGATTTCATCTTCTGGATATTTCTCCGAAATATACTGATAGATGTAACGATCATTTCCGTAAATTTCAAATCCATCTACATTTTCATACTTACTATAAAACTCTCGACAATCTTTGACCGTTCCTGGATTAACAGGTTCAACCGCTTCACCACTTAATGACCTATACTTAGAGTCTTTTTTTGATTTTACGTAAAGAGTTGGAAAAAACTCATCTCTAGTTTCAAATCTTTTTCCATTTTGCACACCACGAACTAAAAACTGATTTCCAATCAATTGAACATTAGTGTAAAAATTCATTCTTTAATCAAATCCTCATATTTTTCAAGAAGTGTTGGAGTAGGATCGGCAAGAGTAAGAATCTTATCCGAACTTACCATAAATGTATCTTGTTTTGTAACTCCCATTAGAAATGGTTCCAATGTTCTTGAAAATACCTCAATTTGTGGTTCTTTTACAAGAAATGGTTTAACTAATTTGCAGTCAGGTTCTCCAATATCTGCACCAACTTCTTCAATCTGACTAATCAAAATGCAATTATTAACCAAAAACAATATTTTAATCATTTTGAACAATACCTCCAATAACCCATATTTTAGCAATAAAAAAAGGAGGAGTCAACCTGGATTTTGCCAGGTGCTCCTCATGCGCCGACGATATTCAAATCTATTTATTCACCACCATCTCCTCCACTACCATCACCAGAATCTCCATTACCACCAGCACTTGAGCGACTTCTTACGGAAACTGCCTTTCCTTTTAGAATTTTTTTTGATTTTTCTCCAGAATAAACAGTATGTGGAACTGCGTTCTTATACGCAATTGTTTTGAATTCGTCGAATGATTTCATTTTTTATTTTTATTTAGAGATAGTCCTTTCTCTTATGATGATTCGGAACAATTTTTTTCAAGTTGACAGAGAGGAGTCCATCTTCAAAGGATACCTCTGCAACTTCTGTATCGTCTGCCAGTGTCCACACTCTTTTGAAAGATCGTTGAGCCAAACCCTTGTGGATATAGTTGGACTCCGTTTCTTTATCTTCTTTTTGACCCTCAACAAAAAGTTTACCATCTTGCGTGTAGACATAAACCTCTTTCTTTTTAAATCCTGCAAGTGCAAGTTCAAGACGCGATTCTAAGTTGCTTACTTGGACTAAGTTATATGGGGGATAATTGGAAGTTGTTTCATGAATTTTAAAAATACGATCAAAGTACTCATCCATACCAATAGTATTGCGGTTGATTCTTTCCAACAAAGCAGGAAGGTCCGCAGTCTGATACTTCATTAGGTTGGTCATTATAGTAGCTCCTTTACAGCGAGTTTGTGTTTTGTGGACCCTTTCGGCATCCAATACTAATTATATAAGAAACGAAAAAAAGAGGTATCGGTAAAACCGAACCTCTTTTTAGGGTGTTCCGACTTTTGTAGAGTGCCGCACGAATGGCACACCAATATTTATTCGGTTTCTACTGCTTTTCCTTTTTTACCAATATTATACTTTTGCTCTAGAATCCAATCACCCTTATCCTTATAAGAAAGAACTTTAATCTGATTGAGTGGAGCAATATCAGATACCCTGTCTTCTTTAACGATTGTAATCAATCCCCAATCAGCAAGAAGACGTGCAATACGATTGCGACGCTGAACATCATTTACAGTAAGATTTGCGTGCTTACCATCAAGTGCAAATAGTTCTTTAAAGTGGACAATGTAATATCTACCCTGCTTATGCAGAATATGGCAAGATTGATAAAGTTTTTTCTCCTTACGTGATGCAACTCCGATACGGGTCAAAGTTTCACGAACTTTCAAAAAGTCATCAGGTTCATTAAGAATTACCTCCACCATTTGGTCCTGAGACCAATCAACAGTAGGTTCTACCGTAGTAGTCATTTTGATCCTCCAATATCAAGTCGTTTTTTAATAAAGTTAATTTGTTCTTTTGTCAGGATTTTCAGTGCTTGGGATGCCTTTTCATTACTATAACCATAGTATGATTTAATACATTCTAAGTCTTTGATTTTATCCTTACGGAGCCAGGGAGAAAATCTCTTCCGTTTCCTTAGACTATTTAGATAAAACGAATATTGCATATCTTTATCAAGATGATGATTCATATTCATTTCATTTGCAAAAAGAATAGAATCAACTTGCCCAGATAGACATTTATTAATAATATAAGGAGAATACTCTTTTATATTTTCAGATAAATCCTCTTTTGTATTATTAATCGAGTTTAACCAGTCCTTTAATTCCATAATTAAATAGTAGCAATTCTTTACGTTGTTTTTGTTCACGCATATATTCACCAACGGAACGCATAGTATAAGTTAAGTCAAACTCGGCAGCACTCCAGTTCTTAAACCTATCTTTCACAAGTTGGTCTGAGTTATAACTGATTAGTTGATCCATTTTATTAGAATCACAATCAGCAGCAAACTTATCGTGATCAAATCCTTTGTGCATTGATCCCTTATTCCCATAGAGATTATCCTTAATATCATAAGGAGGATCGAGATACATAAAAGCACCCATATCTCCATCCATCAGATAGTCATAGGAGTAATTAGTTATACGCCAGTTTTCAATCAGTTTTGAATACTCTGGGAGTTTTTCGATACCTCTTACACTAAAATTAGAGTTAGATGCCTGTGGAGAGAAAGAAGAACTTTCAGTAAGACCACTAAAAGAACACTTGTTTACAATATAAAACCTTACAGCACGTTCAAAATCACCAGTATTAGGATCATTTAAAATCTGTTTTGAAATATCAAAAAGACCTCTGGCAGATACTGGATCTGGACAAGCACTCTTAAAATGGAGGAGATGATTTTTAAGTTCTTCTCCAAACATCTGGAGTTGTTGCCAAAAGATTATAAGAGGAGGATAAAGATCATTTACCCAAATCTTAAGGTTTGGATACTTTTTAGTAATATGAATTGCCACAGATCCACCACCAAGAAATGGTTC